GCCTTCACCGAGACCATGATGCACAGCTACAAACACAATCACGGACTGAAGTCCGGGACGAAATGCGGCAAGCCGAAGGGCTGGAGCCCGACCTACCCCGAAGGGATGGAGGACTTCATCCGCAGCGTGGCAGAGGGCCGCACGGTCTACCAGATCGCCGACCTGGTGAACGAGCGCTACGGTGCCGGCACCATCGACGCGGTCAGAGTCCGGGCCTTTAAGAAAAACCACGGCATCGTCTCCAACCTGAACACCCGCTTCAAAAAGGGATCCACGCCCTGGACAAAGGGCAAGAAGCAGACCGACTACATGAGCCCGGACGCCATCGAGCGCACCAAGGCCACCCGCTTCCAGCCTGGGCAGACTCCGGCCAACCTGCTGCCGGTCGGCGCCATCGTGAAGAACGCCGACGGCTACCTTCTCCGGAAGAAGCAGATGGATGGCAGCCAGTGGGAGCGCTGGGAGTTCCTGCACCGTGCAGTCTGGGAGGAGCACAACGGCCCCATCCCGGAGGGCATGATGGTCAGCTTCAAAAACGGCGACAAGGAGGATCTGGACATCGACAACCTGATGCTGATCAGCAACGCCGAAAACCTGGAGCTGCATCGGTCCGGCCTCCGCTTCGATGAACGAGAACTCACTGAGACCGGGCTGACCCTGGTCAAGTTAAAGATAAAGACCCGAGAAAGGAGAAGAAAATGATCGGATATTTAAGCGGCCCCATTACGGGCCACAAGAACTACCGCCAGCAGTTCGCCAGAGCTGCCGGCGCTCTGAAGGAGATGGGCTACGTCGTCATCAATCCCGCCGAGCTGGGAGCGGCTCTCCCTCTCGACCAGATGCGCTACGAGGACATTATGAAGATCGACCTGGAGCTGCTGGCCTCTGCGGACTACCTGGTGCAGCTTCCCGGCTGGGAGCGATCCATCGGCGCCAACCGCGAGCTGGGCTTCGCCCTGGGCACTGACAAGATCGTCGTGGGCCTGGAGCAGCTTCTCACAAAGGAGGTAACACTGCCATGGACCTAAACGAGACTTATGACTTCCTGATGCAGATCCGCCGCAAGGAGATCATCATCAGACGGAAAGAGACCCAGCGGGACGAGCTGAGGGCCTGCCTGCTGCCGGGCGCTGTCCGCTATGACCGCGACAAGGTCCAGAGCACTCCGACCGACAAGATGAGCGACGTCATGGCCAGAGTGGACGAGCTGGACCGAGAGATCGAGCAGCTCCGGCGTGAGAAGGCCACCCTGGTCATCGAGATCAGCGACGCCATCGAGAAGCTGGAAGACGACAACGAGAAGACCGTGCTGACCGAGTTCTACATAGCACGGGCACCGATGACCGAGGTGGCTGACGCCATCAACTACAGCGTCCGCAGGGCGTATCATTTCAGGAAGATGGGCGTCACCCATCTGGGGGAGGTTTTAGGATGATCAAACTGTTAAAAGGCAACTGTCTCGACCTGCTGCGGCAGCTGGAGCCCGGCTGCGCGGATCTCGTTCTGATAGATCCGCCATATTCCAGCGGCGGCCTGTTCGCCGGCGACCGCAAACAGGACACCCGCGTCAAGTACACTGACGCCGACTTCAACGGCGCGGCACGCTTCCCCAGCTTCTCCGGCGACAACATGGACCAGCACAGCTTCATCCAGTTTATGGCCCATGTCAGTATGGAGCTCAGAGAGCTGACCAAGGAGGGCGGCACCATCGCCGCCTTCATCGACTGGCGAAACCTTCCGGCCATGACGGACGCGATCCAGATGGCCGGCTGGGTATGGCGTGGGATCATTGTCTGGGATAAGGGCATCAGCCGAAACATCCCCGGCCGCTTCCGTAACGACTGCGAGTACATTGTCTGGGGCACCAACGGCCGGAAAGAGGTGGACTGGAAGGCAGCCAAAGGCGCCAAGGCCATGCCGGGCATCTACCACATCAACGGCGTCAACACCAAGCAGAAGCACCACCAGACAGAGAAGCCCGTGGAGCTCCTGAAGGCCCTGATCCAGATCTGTCCAAGGGGGGGGGGACCGTGGTGGACTGCTTCATGGGATCCGGCAGCACGGGCGTCGCTTGCGTCCAGGAGGGCCGGAACTTCATCGGCATCGAGCTGGGCGACCAATACTTCGAGACGGCCACCAAGCGCATCCAGGAGGCCGAGGACGAGCTTCTGAACGACTTTTAGAAAGTCGGCGAACATTGCAAACCAGAATGTGTTATACTGGTAGAGTGGAATTGTGAGAGCAGGCAGTGGCCTGCTCTCTTTCTATACAAAACACCGAATAAGGAGGCGGCGAGGTCATGCCCAAGGCAAGGAACTCGAAGGTAGACGAGGCCCTTGCACTCTACCAGCAGGGCCTCAAACTAATCGAAATAGCACGGAAGCTGGACATCCCGGAGGGAACTGTCCGACGATGGAAGTGCACATATAAATGGGATAGCGAGCGCTCGCAACCTGAAAAACCGAACGCTCGCAAACGAGGCGGCCAGCCCGGCAACAGAAACAGGGCCGCACCAAAGGGCAACAAGAGGGCCGAGAAGTTCGGCTTCTACTCCAAGTATTTACCGGAGGAGACGCTGGAGATCTTCGGAGAGATCCAGGACGCCGATCCGCTGGATCTGCTCTGGGATCAGATCCGCTTCTCCTACACGGCCATCCTCCGGGCCCAGAAGATCGCCTACGTCAAGGACGCCGAAGACAAGACCATCGAGAAGATCGAGGACCGCAGCGGCGCCGAGTCCTGGGG